GCAGTTCTGGCTACTTCAGTAGCATTTACGTAAGGAAAAGAAATGAAGCTGATTACCGAACTTAACGAAGATGTCAAATACCTTATCGAAGAACGTGAAGGTAAGAAAAACATGTTCATCGAAGGTATCATTATGCAAGGTAATATTGCAAATAAGAACGGTCGGATGTATAGAATTGAAACACTCGAACGAGAAATGAACAGATATAACGAACAATATGTTTCGAAAAATCGAGCATATGGCGAGTTAGGTCATCCATCGGGTCCGACACTCAACTTAGAGCGAGCATGCATTATGTTTAAATCTCTTCGTCGTGAAGGGAATAATATTGTTGGCCGCGCTAAAGTTCTTGACACCCCAATGGGTAATATCGTTAAAGGATTAATTAATGAAGGAGCCAATTTAGGTATTTCTTCAAGAGGAATGGGTAGCGTGAAAGAGGGTAAGGATGGAGTTATGGAAGTCCAGGACGATTATTACCTTGCAACAGCCGGTGATATCGTTGCAGATCCTTCAGCACCCGAGGCATTTGTGCGAGGTATCATGGAAGGCGTTGAGTGGATTTGGGACAACGGTGTTCTCAAAGCACAAAAGCTCGAGCAGTATAAAGAAGAGATTAATCGTGGAGCCCGCCGCAAAATATCAGAAGAAACTGCAATTAATTTATTCAAGCAGTTTCTCTCAGAAATTACGAAAAGATGATTTTATAAATAAATAAAAAGTCAAAGGAGCTTTTAAATGACCGTAAAACAAAAACAATTGGATGAAAAGATCCAAACTGGCGGCGGAGCTACTGGAGTTTCTCATACAGCAGATCCTGTTGCAAAAAATGCAACTCTTCCAGCCTCGCATCTAGGCAACGGTGAGAAAATGAACACCATTGCTCACATTGCACCAGGTGAAGGTGAAGAAGAAACCAGTACCGAGAACAATGTTAAAACAACGAAAGACACAGCTGGTAGTAATAAAGCGTCTGTTGGTATGAAGGGCAGCGCTGCTACCCCTGGCCAATCGTATAGCTTTGCTCCCAACAGTGTTAAAGAGGACGTAGAAGCCATGTTTGCTGGTTCAGAACTTTCCGAAGAGTTTAAAGAAAAGGCAGCTGTTATTTTTGAAGCTGCTGTTACCGCACAAGTAAATGAAGCTGTTGCTGATCTTGAAGAGCAGTATAACACAGCTCTTGCTGAAGAGCTAGCAAAGATTTTCGAAGATCTGACAGATAAGATTGATCAGTATATGACCTATACGGTTGAGCAGTGGATGGAAGAGAATCAAGTTGCTATCGAGCACTCGCTTCGTACTGAGATCACCGAAGAGTTCATTACCAACTTAAAGAGTTTGTTTGAACAAAGCTACATTTCTATTCCTGAAGAAAAGTTTGATGTTGTCGAAGGCATGACAGCTGAAATGGAAGAAATGAAAGCCGAGCTCGATAAGGCAATTGAAGAGAATATGGAGCTTAAAAATGCTCTAATCGAATCTTCACGTAAAGAAATTATTGCTCAGGTTTCTGAAGGTCTTGCTGCTACACAGTCAGAAAAACTTGTAGCTCTTGCTGAGGGTGTTGAGTTTGATTCTCTTGAGAACTATCGCAAGAAACTAGAGATTGTCAAAGAGAATTATTTCCCAACCGATAAGCCAGCTAGTGCAAAACAAAATCTTCTTGAACAAATCAATGAAGAAAATGTTGAGCCCGCAAAAGCAACTGTCAATAGCCCCGTGTCCGCGTACGCCCAAGCTATTTCCAGAACGGTTAAAAAATAATCTTTATAAATAATTAACATCCAATTAACTAAACCAAAAAGGGGATAGAAAAAATGTACCTTAATGAAGAAATTCAAAACAAGTGGGCTCCTGTATTGAACCACGACGATCTTCCTAAGATCGATAATAGCCATAAGCGCTCCGTCGTGGCACAGTTGCTTGAGAACACAGAAAGAGCTCTTATGGAAGCTGGTGGTCAGGCTCCTGGTAGCCAGTTCCTTGCAGAATCGCCAGTTCCTATCAACTCGGGTGTAGCTGGTGGCGCAGGTAACATTGCAACTTTCGATCCAGTGCTTATTAGCCTTGTTCGTCGGGCAATGCCTAACCTTATCGCTTATGACATTTGTGGCGTTCAGCCAATGACTGGCCCCACAGGTCTGATCTTTGCAATGCGTTCGCAGTATGGTAACACGACATCTGCAAACGTTGCTGAGACATTCTACAACGAAGTTAACACAGAGTTCTCGTCTGTTGTGTCTGGTGCAAATACACTTGGTCTTAAGCACGTTGGTGGTGTTCCTGGCAACACTTCTGTCACAGCTAACTTGGCAGAGCAAGGTGTTTACAACTTTGCAAAAGGTATGTCGACAGCACAAGCAGAAGCTCTGGGAACAGATAGCAACACAGCTTTCCCACAGATGGGTTTCACGATCGACAAAGTTACGGTTACGGCAGTTTCGCGTGCTCTGAAGGCTGAGTACACGATGGAACTTGCACAAGACCTTAAAGCAATTCATGGTCTTGATGCAGAGACAGAGCTCTCCAATATTCTTACTGGTGAGATTCTTGCTGAGATCAACCGTGAAGTTGTTCGTACAATCAACGTTACAGCAAAACAAGGTTGCTCGTCTGGTACCACAACAGCTGGTATCTTCGACCTTGACGTTGATGCAAACGGTCGTTGGTCGGTTGAGAAGTTCAAAGGTCTGATGTTCCAGATCGAGCGTGAAGCTAACCAAATTGCCAAAGACACACGTCGTGGCAAAGGTAACATCATCATCTGCTCGAGCGATGTTGCATCTGCTCTTCAGATGGCTGGTGTTCTTGATTACACGCCTGATCTTAACAGCAACAACCTCCAAATCGATGACACGGGTAATACGTTCGCTGGTGTTCTGAACGGTCGTATGCGTGTTTATATCGATCCATATGCAACAGGCAACTATATGACTATCGGCTACAAAGGCTCGAGCGCCTTCGATGCTGGTATCTTCTACTGCCCATATGTTCCTCTCCAGATGGTTCGTGCTGTTGATCAAGACAGCTTCGCACCAAAGATCGGCTTCAAGACACGTTATGGCATGGTTGCAAATCCGTTTGCACAAGGCCTGACACGTACCAACCTTGGTGCTATGATCAAAGATAGCAACGTGTACTATCGTCGTACACTTGTTCAAAACCTGCTATAAAAGAAAAACAACAAGGCAGAGTTTTTTCAAAGGGACGCTTCGGCGTCCCTTTTTTATTGCATAAATATTTTATGGCACACATATGGAATATACGCAATGACTGCTTTAACCAACCAACCAGAGAACACAAACTTTCTTTCACCACTTGGCTACAAACTGGTCATAAAGAAGCTACCGCATTTGAACTTCTTTATACAAAGTGTAACAGTTCCTAGCGTATCTTTGGGTACAGCGGATGTTGATACTCCTTTCACAAAAATACCTTTCCCAGGTACCAAGCTAACGTTCCAAAATCTTGAAGTAACATTCAAGATAGATGAGGACATGCAAAACTATATCGAGATATTTGATTGGATGAACCAATTAGGATTCCCTGATAACTTCGCTCAGTATCAAACAATTGCCGCGAAGCCTTTATATTCAGGTGATGGAATTTTCTCCGATATGACACTCACGGTCCTAACGAGTGCTATGAATCCAAACATAACAATTGACTTTATTGATTGCTTCCCTGTTGACCTTTCTTCAATAATATTTGATAGTACATCTGCCGATGTTGAGTATTTAACAGCTACTATTACTTTTGCTAATAGAAGGTTTAACATAAGAAGATTGTAATATGAAATTTGAAGATATCATGAATATGTGGGAACAAGATGCAAAGATGAATCAGACAGAGCTGGGGGAAGAAAGTGTAAAGGTGCCTATTCTCCATCACAAGTATTATAAGATACTAGTTGATGAAGGGCTACTATACAAGAAATGTGAGATCGATTACAAGTCTCTTTATAAACTTAAATTTGAGTACTACATGGGTACTCTCGATAAAGAAACGCTTGAAGAGCGGGGTTGGGAACCAAATGGCCTAAAGATCCTCAAAGCCGATCTATCAATTTACACGGATGCTGATCCTGAGTTACAAATGCTTCAAGCACGAATCGACGTTCAAAAACAAAAGATATCTTTCCTTGAGTCAGTTATAAAGACTATATCTAACAGGGGCTTCTTGATTAAGAACATGATCGATTGGGAGAGGTTTAAGGTAGGTGCATGACAGAAACACTTTGCATTCACAAACTTAACGACGTACATCTTAAAGTTGTTTGTGATGCTGGTATACTCTACGAACTAGGTGAGTACTTTACATTCAATGTCCCTGGTGCTAGATTCTCTCCCGCATTTAAAAATAAGGTGTGGGATGGAAAGATCCGTCTCTTTCATTCTATGCGTGGTACATTGTATACTGGGCTTTTGAACGAGCTTTTGTCCTTTGCAAAGGATAGGAAATACAATATCGAGTATGACAACCTGGATGATTTTGCTGAGGATGAATTTCCTGATCAAAAAGCAAATGAATTCATCTCCACGTTGGAATTACCACACACTGTTCGAGATTATCAGTACGAAGCATTTGTACATTGCGTGAGACGAAACAGAGCGTTGTTGTTATCACCAACCGCGTCAGGCAAATCATTAATTATCTTTATGCTCGCCGCATATTATGTTAACGAAAAGGTTTTAATTGTAACCCCAAACGTTAGCCTTGTACATCAAATGGCAGCCGACTTTATTTCTTATGGGTGTCCCGAACACCTCATACACAAAATTCACGAAGGCCAATCAAAAGACAATCCAGATGCATACTTTACTATCACCACATGGCAAAGTATATACAAACAACCAAAAAAGTGGTTTGATAAGTACGGTGCTGTTATAGGTGATGAGGCTCATCAATTCAAAGCAAAGAGTCTTGTAAGTATAATGGAGCAGTTAGTTCATTGTCGTTATAGGTTTGGATTTACAGGAACATTGGACGGTACCAATACAAACAAGTTAGTGCTCGAGGGATTGTTTGGCCCTGTTAGACAAGTAACAACCACATCAGAAATGATGCAAAAGAAGAACGTAGCACAGTTACAAATAAAAGCGCTTGTACTCAACTATAGTGAAACAACCCGTAAACTCTTTGCTAAGAGTAGGCCGGATTATAAAAGCGAACTTAAATACATTGTACGTTCTACGTCTCGTAATAAGTTCTTAATAAATCTTGCATCATCCCTTAAAAACAATACTTTACTGTTGTTTAATTTTGTTGAGCATGGTAAGTTGCTGTATAATGCTATTAAACATCAGAATCCTGATAGATCAGTTTTTATGGTGTATGGTAAAGTTGAGGGTGAGGAAAGAGAAGATATACGTAAGTACACAGAAGAAAATACTGACGTAATTATAGTTGCGTCCTATAAAACATTCTCAACAGGTATAAACATTCCCAGCTTGGAAAATGTAATTTTTGGTAGCCCTAGTAAATCAAGAGTACGAGTATTACAATCTATTGGTCGAGCGTTACGAGTAAGCGATAAAAAAGAGTCAGCTAAATTATACGATGTAGCTGACGACATATCATGGCAGTCGTACAAAAATACTTCAATACGACATTTCTCTGAGAGAGTTCAAATGTATAATCAAGAACAGTTTGATTATAAAATTTATACAATCAACGTAAAGGACAACTCATGAACTCAATAATTTTAGTTAAACTAGCAGATGGTAATGAGTTGATTGGCGAGCTGCTTGAAGATCAGAAGACACATATAAGGTTAATGAAAGCTCTGCAGATTCATTATCGTTATTACATGGGCGGCATTCCGCATATATCCTTTTCACGATATATGATGTTTACTGCTGAGCCTCATGTTGTTATTGATACGAGACACGTCATGACTATTGCTCTAGCTCGTAAAGCATTCGTTGACTACTACATTGACAATGTGGAGGATTACTTCAGTGGCTCGGAAGACATTGTCGATAATGAACTAACATCAGCCTTGTCTACCACACAAAAAGAACAACAGATGAAAAAAATTCTTGAATCAATGCCAACAGATAAAGCGACATTAAATTAACATGAGTACACATTACGTTGATAATAAACAATTATATACAGTCATTCTTCAGTACAAAGTAGACGTTGAAAATGCTGAAGTACAAGGATTATCAAAACCACAAATTCCTAATTATGTTGGGGAATGTATCCTGCTTATCGCTCAGCGGCTCGCAACCAAACCCAACTTTATTAATTATTCATATCGAGAGGAAATGATAAGTGATGGAATCGAAAACTGTATTAGCTATTTTGATAACTTTGATCCTAGCAAGTCCGATAATCCTTTTGCTTATTTCACACAAATCATATATTTCGCATTTCTTCGACGAATTCAAAAAGAAAAGAAACAGGTCTATATAAAACACAAAACTGCTGAAAATAGTATGGTGTTTAATGAGATTATAGAACAGGCTGACGGTGACGACTTTATGCCCGTGCTTGAAATTGATGCCGATAACATATCTGAATTTATCAGGGCATTTGAGGAAAACATTGACAAGAAAAAAGTAAAAAGAAAGAAGGGTATTGAGTTGTTTATTGAGGAAGATAATGAAAATAGCGTTGTTGGGTGACGTGCATTTTGGTGCGCGTAATGACAGCGCCGCCTTTCATAAGCACTTTGCTAAATTCTATAATGAAGTCTTTTTT